CAAAAATCTCAAAAATCTCAAAAATCTCAAAAATCTCAAAAATCTCAAAAATCTCAAAAATCTCAAAAATCTCAAAAATCTCAAAAATCTCAAAAATCTCAAAAAAATTGAAATATAAACTATAATAAAATATAAAATATAACATAAAAATAAAAGAAAAAAATTTTAAATTATGTGTAGTGAGGAAAAAAGTATAGAAGTGTTTGGGAACACATTAGCATCTTTGATTGAAATTACAAAATGTGAAGCATTAACAGGTATAATTTATTTACAAGAATGTAATAACAAACAAAAACAAAATTTATATACTTCTTATATATTAAAAAATATTTTAAGTTGTATATCAAAAAATCAACTTCAATGGAAAAAAATGAGTTTGCTAGAACAACAATTAGAACTAGATAGAGAATTTATTAATAATCTTTCTTAATAATCTGTCTTAATAATCTGTCTTAATAATATTAATTAATGTTTTGCCATATCTCTTATTTCATCAATAGTATAATCTGGCACCATAGGTTCTCTATCATTTTTTTTATATTTAAAATTCAATGTTTTAATACAATAATTTATAATAGTATTCACAAATTCAAGATTATCATAAGGACTATTTTCATCTAAATTATTTATAATGTTTTCAATATCTTTAATCATATTATTAGTATATGTTTGTCCTAAACTTTCAACTTTAGATTTCATTATTTTAACATAAATATTTATTACTTTATTTATTGTATAATTATTACCTCCAATATTAAATCCATTATTATATAAATGTTCTAGTTTCTTAAGAACATCTCGTTTAAAATTAGTATTATTCATATTTTATACAATATTATAATTTATAATATTATAATTTACAATATTATACAATAATTTACAATATTATACAATAATTTACAATATTATACAATAATTTATATACTATTTCTATAATTATCTTTATTTTTTAAATTTTAAATTTTAAATATAAATACTATTATTTTACTAAAATAATATAAATATAAAAAAATAGTATAAAAATTGATTTTTAATCATTAACAAATAATAATTATATACTGTTGTAATTTGTAATTTATAATTTATAATTTATTGTTTATTGTTCACCAATATTTGAAAATGCCAGCAACACGAGGTCAAAAGAGACAAAATGGTGATACACATTATGCTACAGAACCCCCTACTCAGTCTAGCAAAAGACGCAAACTTACAAATTATGTACCATTACATACTTTATTGAAAGAAAATGGTAAAGATACATCTTATGGTTGGGGTATTGTATCTTTTTATAATAAAGAAGGAAATTTAATATCTTCTGATAAACTTATAAAATATGAAGTTGATCCAACTTTAAAAATAGCACGTTATAAAGCAAAAGAATTTCTTTTTAATTATATAGAATATGAAGATTATATAATATCTTTTGATGAATTTAAAATTAATATTAAAAGAAAAAAAGATGTTGATAATTTACTTGATTTTGCTTCACCAGATATAGAGGATAAGAAAGAAGAACCAAAATCAGAATTAGAAACAGAAGCAGAAAATGATGATGATGAAACAGAAACAGAAGCAGAAAATGATGATGATGAAACAGAAACAGAAGCAGAAAATGATGATGATGAAACAGAAACAGAAGCAGAAAATGATGATGATGATGATGAATCTAGTTTGATTCAAAATCAAAATCCTATTCAAATTCAACATCCAAACTTTCATCATCAACATCAATTTCAACATCAAAATCCTATTCAATATCAACAAGAAAATTATTATCAACAACAAATGTTTCAACAACAAATGTTTCAACAACAATTCTCTATTCAAACTATGATTAGAACAGAGATAACTACTAATTTAATACCTTGGATGAAGGAATATATTGATTCTGAACTTCAGAAATTAAAACAATAATAAACATTGTTGCTAGAATTATTAATTATTAATTTATTTTTTTAACTTAAATATAATTTAATAATATAATAATAATTATAATACATTATAATTTTATATTTATATGAAAATGTCTTACAAAAAACTATTATTAGAGAGATACTATCTAGAACAATCTCATAAAAAAATTAACGATAATAATAATAAAATAAGTAAATTACAAAATACATTAAAATTAAAAAAAGAAAAAAAAGAGAAACAAAAAGAAAATTTAAGAAAAGCACGTAATATATATAAAGAAATTCGTGAAAAGAAAACAGAAACAGAACCAACAAAAGAAGAACAAACTATAAACAATAAAACTAATTTTATTACAATTGATAATTATATATTTAGAGAGTATTATAATAATACATTTATAGATACTAATAACACTAACACTATTTAATTAAATTAAAAATAAAACTTAGTATAATATAATATTCTATAATAATCTATGAATGAATTTATAATGAATTGTTTTTCTTTTTTTTTTAAAAACAATAAACATAATTCTAATAAAAAAACTAAAACAAAATACATAAAACAATATCAACTTATATATGATAAAATAAAATTTCCTTTATGGTGGGACTTATTTTTTATAAAAATAAAGAATTTAATAGATACTTTAAAAATACAAAATAATGAAATAAACTATATGATTACTGATGAATGTGCGGTTATATTATTAACTTATGTTTATGCTCCTCATTGTTTATATAAATTAAGAAATCCTGATGTATGTAGTATATTAATAATACCAGACCATTATACTGATACAAGTGTATTTTTAATTAATAATAAACATTATGGTAATTATAATTTAAATTATGGATTATTAACAAAATCAGCAAATTTTTTAGTAAATACAGAAACAGATAATAAAAATTGGTTTCATAGTTTAAATATTAGTTTAAAAAGAGATTTAAAAATAATGCCTATAGTTATAAATAATAATGAACTAAATATAATAAATCCAGAACTATTATATGAAGAACTAGAAGATTTTAATATGTCTTCTAATTTAATGTTTAATAATAATAAAAATTATATCAAAGCATTAAAGTATATTATAAAACATTATAGAATAAAAAATAATAATATGAATGAATAATTAAATTAATAATGAATAACTAAATATAACTAAATATAAACAAATAACTAAATATAAACATAAATTTACATTATAATATATCCTAAAAATATAAAAAATAATTATTAATAGTTAAAAATTGAATTATTAAATCTTAAATCTATTTTTATTAATCATATATATCTTATTTTATAGTATTTAATAATTAATCATTAATTTAATCATTAATTTTTAAAATGAAGTCTATTGAAAATCCATATAAAAAAACTTATAACAAATGTATAATTAAAAATCTAAAACCAAATAAAAAAGATATTATAAAATTAAATAAAAAATTAAGAGATAGTGAAAAAGAACATGATAGTATTTATAATCAACAAACACAAAATAAATTTAAAAAACAAAAATCCATTTTTAAATGTGATAAATGTGATATTAGTTATAATAATCTTGTATCATTAGAAAAGCATAAACCAATACATTTAAATCCAGTATATTGTCCTTTTAAACATTGTAATAAAATGTTTTCACCAAAACATAAATATCAATACAAACAACATATAGATGGACATAATGGTGGATTACATATAAAATGTAAATTTTGCGAACAGACGTCAAAAACATTAACTTCTAACACAGTTCATATGAAAACAAAACATTCACAACAATATAATCATTATATGAAAGAAATAGAGGAAGCAAATAAAGATACACAACCATTAAATTCAAAAAATATTATAAATTTAACAACCAAATATATTAATACACATATAATGGATGAGTTAGATGAAGATACTAATACTAATAATAATTGGTATTCATATCAATATGAAGATGATGATGATGATGAAGAAGAAGATGATGATGAAGAAGAAGATGATTATTACAAAAATGAAGAAAATGAAGAAAATGAAGAAGATGAAGAATTAATAAATATAGAATTAAATAAATATAATTTTTATTACTATGAAAATAATTTAGACTTTTTATCTACCATTGCAATTTTAGATTCTTATAAAAAAATATAATTTGTAAAAAATTATAAATTCTTATTTTTTATTATTATTTTTTATTATTATTTTTTATTTATTATAAAATGTTTCACAATAATATTCAGTATAAGCATCACATTCATCATAATTATCATCATTTTCTTTATCATTCAAATGTTTAATTTCATCTTCAGTAAGAATAGTTCCAACATCATTATCAGTATTATGTCTATATTTATTTAAATATAATTTTAAAATGTCTGGTAATTTATTTTTTTCACCATTTTCATTTTCACTTTCTAAATCAGCAAATTCCGCAACATAATAGTCTATTTCATCATATAAATGTCCACCATCAATAGGATTTAATACTTTAATTACAGGTTCATTTTTTTCATTTCTATAAACTTCAACAATTCCACAATTATTATAATCAAAAACATAATCTTCATTATAAAAATTATGCCATGTAGGAAACATATCATGTTCGCCTTCAAATATAAAATATTTTTGATTATATTTAATTTTATAATTATGAAATAATGAAAAAAAGCAATGAGTAGACATTTTTATATTATAAAATTATATTATAAAATTATATTATAAAAATGAAACAAAATCAATTTTTTATATAAACTTAAATTCTTAGAAAAAATAAATTTAAAAATAGTTATCAAATATAATATATTATATATAAATTATATAAATTATATAAAATGGATATTATTTTATTACAAACAGAAAATATTAAATTAAAAAATACAATTAAAGACTTAGAAGAAAAATTAATACAGAGTGAAAAAAGAAATAAAAAATATACAAATAGTGTCGCTCATAAAGAATATTATAAACTTCATAAAGAAGAAGTTAAAGCTTTTGGTTAAGTTTTAGTAAAACTTTAAAACTTAGAAAAATGAATCTAAACTCATTTGTTTAGTTTTTTTAACTTTAATTTCATGTTTTGGTTTTTCAACCTTAACCTCTTCTTTAACCTCTTCTTTTACTTCCATACCCTCAAGTTCTTCAGTTTTAAACCAATTATCAATAGTTTTAACTTTATTTATTTTTGAATTAGCATAGTCTATTAATGGTTGAAATATTAATTTTTTTACCATTGCACCTTTTAATTGTCTTATTTTTTTTTCTGTTTTTTCTATATCTCCATTATATTTATTATACCAAATATTAAATAATTCGTCATAGTATCCAATTCTATGAGGAAACATAGGTAATTTTTCGACTATCAACTCAAATATTTGAGATATAGGCTTTACTAATTGAGATTCTATATATTTTTCATAATCAATTTGAAGATTATGTTTCCTTACATAATCTATATGTTCTATACGGTCACCATTTAAGTAATCAATACCTGGTTCTTCTTTAATCTTTATAAATACATAAGGAACTCTTTCATTCGATGCTGGTGCTGTACCAGGGTCTCTATCATACATACGATTAGCAAGAACTTTATGGGCTATAGCTTCCTCGTCCTTATAAAAACTACTTAATGTTTTACTAATAACAAACATATTCATATCAAATTCACCATTAATTAATTTTTTAATTTCATCTTGAACAAATTTTATGGCATTAGGTACATTTTTATATTTAACTATATTATCAATTACACCTATATAACAATGTTTAAGAATTGGAGCATTATCTCTACGTTTCAACACCAATCCCATACTAATCTGTTTACATGTATCAGGTGAATCTTCATATTTTAAAGCTAAATATCTTTTCTTAGAAATTAAAATAAATGGAAATAATACCTTTTCATATGCTAAAGCATGAACACCAGGCAATTCAACACTAATTCTTTTTTCTACATCTTGACCAATAGCAATTGCTCTCGCAATTTTTTCTCTATCTGAAATTTTTTCATTTTTTTCGTATAGTAAAAATCCCATAAACACGCTATCTGTATCGCCATATTTTATACTACTTCCTGGATACTCCTTGAGAACAAAATCGCGTGCGTGAATAATACGTGCTCTTCCACCTGCTGTTGTAGATGCGGCAATTTGCGGTTTATAAATTTTACTAGTCTTAGCTCCAATTTGTCCATAAATTGAATTTGCCGTAACCTTGTAAGCAAGTTGCAATCCATCATAGACACTTTTTTTAAAAGGATCTGTCTCAGCCTCCATTAATTTTTTCGTAGTTTTACGTGATTTTAATAAACCTTGTAATACACGAGGTATCAAACCTTTATCACCGTTAGGATATTGAACAAAACGCACAGTTGAACTACCACACTTACGTTTACCTTTGCTTTTAATTTTAGGATTAATCCATTCAAAATTATCATATGAACGGTCTAAATAAGACATACCTAATTCTTCTAAATGTTTAGCACCAGACTCACCTAACCAATAAGGATCTTCACAAATCCGATCATGACTTAAATCACTGGTAATCATTTCACTAGGGTATAAACTTGAAAAATCTAATACAACAATTGGATCTTCAGTATAAATATCAGTCTTTGGCTTTAAAACAATTGCTCCTTCATAACTTTCTTCACTCATAACGATTTGATTAAAATTAGGTTTTAAAGTAAATTTTACTTTACCTTTGTCTTTATTTTCACCCTCACCATCACCATCACCATCACCATCACCATCACCATCACCATCACCATCACCATCACCATCACCATCACCATCACCATCACCATCACCATCACCATCGCCATCACCATCACCTGTCGCGTCAATATTATTTCCAATCCCTGAATTCAATTCAATATTACTATCAATATCTTCAATATCATCGCATTCGCTAGATCCGGCAATAATAGTATGAATTCGTCTAATACCTTCATCAACAACAACCTCCTCAGGTTCAATTTTCTCTAAAACAGGTAATAAGAAATCTTCTTTAGCACATTCATTTGTAATAAGACTAAATGCTTTAATACCTTGTCCTCGCAAAAATATATAAGCAAAAGGCACTAGACACACATTACTCATTCCAAAATTATTAGGTATAACATCTAATTTTCGCAATAATCGAATAAGTAATACGCAATCCTGAATACAATACTTAGCTACTTCAGCCCTTTCCATGTCTGTTCCTTTCTGCTTTCTAAAAATATCTTGAGGTGTAATATCGTCTTTACCCATACCCCAAACAGGACCTGAGGCGAGACAAGATTTAGGCACAGCCCTATCTACTTTAATTTTTTTAGACTCACGGTCTATTTCAAGAATCTTTAGTTTATCACCATCAAATAATTTGGCTGTGGTTGCTGACATACTAATGACAATATAATTGCCGACATCTAGTTCAACACAATTATCTATTTTCAAATAACAAGATGACTCATCATTCTCATTATCTCCTATAGTTCCAATTTCTTTAATTTTGCCTGAAATATAATATTCGGCTACACTATCTAATTTATAAGAGGGTAGTTTAGTTAAGGATGCTTGACATACTTTTAATAAGTCAATTTGAACTCTCCCAGGCATATTAAAATAATAGAGAAAATTATCACCCAAAGCACTACTACTTAATTTCTTATTAATCATCGCTCCTTTTGCGTCAGGCACTTTTTTAATAATTTGTGGGTCTAATCGCCCCATATTAATAAATTTAGTGTATTGTGTATTTTGTTCTAATGCTTTAATATCTTCTCGGGTAAGAGTATTCCGCTCGACATCAATACATAAATCAGCAATTCGGTCATACATAAATGATTCATCAAAACCAAATGTATTGTATCCAATAATAATATCAGGGTCGTGTAATTCAATGAGTTTAGACCATTCTAAAAGCACATCACGTTCATGCTTTCGCGAAATAACTTCACAGGGTTTATCACCAACATCAAATTTAGTGCAACCTTCTAATGTAATAATATTATTATGACAAATTTCAGTTTCTCCATAACGCCAAAAGACTGTTCCAATCTGAATTACTTTATCACCTTGTGCGAAACCAAAGGCTTTATTTACTAATATATTAATAAATCTTACCATTGTTTCTTTAGTAATCATTTTATCTTGTAAATCCTTTTCGGGTAGTTTATGTTTCTTGGCTACGTCGTTAATAATTTTTACAAAATCATCAATTGTAAAGCGGGCATTTTTACTTGTTTTTGCTTCTTCAATAGCAACAACTTCTTTCATTGCTTTTTTCATTTCATTATTTGCTTTGACTTTACGAATAGGGCGATTACATATAGAATATATTTTATCAACAAATGTCATAAAATCACTACTATTTGTAAATACTTTGGCTTTAATAGGTTTTTTAAGATAAATTAAATCAATTTCATCATCTAATCCAGCAAATCCTAAATTAAGGGCTTGTTTAATACGATGTATAAAGAAATCCTTTTTCTTAGCAATATTCTGTTTTGCTTTAATATATTTAATAACTTCACGTAAATATGAAATTTCTTTATTTAAATTAGATATAGATTTGTCATTACTCACACCATTACTCACCCCATTACTCACCCCATTACTCACATTATTTTTATGTTCTAATTTTAATTCTAATAACTGTTTACATTTATCATTCATAAGAATATCATACTCTTCATTTTTCTTATCAATATAAATAAATTCGCTTTCCAAATTAGATTTTTCAGCAACAAAACCAGGCACTTTATTATAACCTTTTTTATCAATAGTTCTTATATCACGAATCCACGCAACAACTAATTGATTAGAGAGTTTTTTACAATCTTTTTTAGGAATTGGGAAATCACCATGACTTGAATCGGCTTCAATATCAAAAGAAGCAATTAGAATAGGTGGTATTTCGGCTTTATCTAAATGTGTAATATCAGACCAATCACACGAAATATTAATTTGTGTTTTAGATTGACGATTTTCTACTTTAAATTTACCAGCAGGAATACTTATCCAACTAGAAGGCTTAATTTTAGTATCGTGTAAAAATCGTAATATGGGCTCAAGATCGCTCTCAAATAAATTGTATTTTATTTCCTTTCCTATCTTACCACTTATATTAAGTTTAATAGGATTTTTAAAAGACCTCTCTGTAAAACGATGACCGACTTTACTTTTATGAGCCAATTTTAAAAATGTAAATTTCTGCTCATTCATAAAAGACCAGAAAATCTTCTTTTCTACTAATTGTGTTTTTAAGTCTTTTTTATTTTCATCAATAGTTTTATAAATAGCACGTCCTTTTTCTTTATCAAAATCCATACCCCCCGGAACTATTGAATCTTTATAATAACGTGAATTTCGTTTAAATTCTTCTGTAAATTTATAATTCTTAAATGTTTGTGCTTCTTCATAATCAGCAATATCATCTTCATTATAGTCTTCACAATTAGAACTATCAAAATTTGCAACAAAATCCTGTATTTGTTTTTCATTAAAATCATCAGGAATTTGAACGTAGAAATAAGGTAAATAATTCTTTACTCTTAAACATATACTTTGACCTTTGGCATTACACCCAAAAATGAAAATAGTATATGTTTTATTATGGTCTTGATTTAAATAAGATTCTTTTCTTTCGATAGGTGTATCAACTGTTAAATCACATTCATACCAATCAATCGCACTAAATTCAATAGGTTCATTTAAAGGTACCGCAACAGGACTGTCTTTACGAGGTTTATACGGTGGTAATGCCATAGTTAATATTAATTTCTAATAAATTATAATTATATAATAAATATTTTTTATCTTATACACTATATACTATACACTATATACTATACACTATATACTATATACTATACACTATACTATATTTAAAATTTAATGTTTAAATCTATAATTTTCAATTTTTATAAATGAATAATATTTCATTTTAAATTTAAATTTTTTTCAATTTTTATAAATAATAAAAAATAAATTAAATAAATTAAATAAATAATAAATAATAAATAATAAATAATAAATAATAAAAAATAAAAAATATGATAGGGTATTTTCAACCTATTTAACTTTTATTTTGTCAAAGTTGGAAGATAAATACAAGTGTCATCAGTATTTAGTGGATGTCCTCGCCATTGCTCTTTCCACCAATAACTCGTAAAATCATAGTTATCAACATCTTCTTGATTTGCTAAAAGAGAATAATGCGAACCATCGGTTTGGATATCAATAACATGTTCATTTTTTCCAAATATAAATGTTGTTTTATTCTCTGTAGAATAAACATGTATCGAAATATTCAATAATACCGCCAACATTTTAAAATGAGTATCTCCTTGAAGTGTATTGATACTATCATTTGTTAATTGAGCAATTAAATACTTAATTTCCCAAAGTTTAAAGTGCAAGCTTTCATCCTTTAGAGAAGAATTAAAATCCTCTAACATGGTTTGATTTTCAAGAATGAAAGTACAAAAACTCTTTAGGATTTCAAGAATTTCTGCGATATTGTTTGGTTGAATTTTTTTTTCTGAAACAAGTTCTTGTCTAAAATGTATTTTTTGTTCGCCAAAACGAAAACAAAAGCCAATCAAAACAGCCCATAAAGAACATAAACCATCTCCACGAATACCATCGAAAGTTTCAGTGTTATTGCCAACCGTATTACCTAAAAAATGCACAAATAAACGAGAAGACATTTCGGTAGAACGCACATGTATATATAAATTATAATAAAAAATAAAAAATCATTTTTTATCAAAAATAATAATTTTTACCAAAAAAATATAAAAATATAAAAAAATTGAAATATTTATTTACTTAAAGTATTAATATAAATAATAACTAATAACTAATAACAAAGTATTAAAATAAAATTAAAACAAAATAAAAAAATAAAGAAAAGTAAAAAAAATGGCAAATAAAGACTCTTGTATTGCTTATGACTATTTTCCAAATAAATGTACTGGAAAAAATACTGGAGAAAATCGCACTATTATTTTTAAACTTTGTGATAAATATGGAGAGGAGATATTAAAATCTAATGAATTAGTTTCATTGTGTTCATTTCATTATGAATGGTTAAAAACGATAAATAATTTAGAAATGATAGGAGAAACAATAGAAGAAGCAATAGAAGATGATTTATTAGAAAATTTTACAAATAATGATATTTATTATTATGTGTGGAAGCGAGAGAATAATACTACTAAAGGTCAATTTCTTAATCCAAAATTCTATTTATTAGAAGGAAATCAATATGAAAAAGATAAGACACCATTAGAAGGAGATGAATATAGATGGGAATTAAAAGGAATGTTTTATTATGATAAATTTACAAAAAAACTATTTGAAATTGAAAAAATAAGCGAACCTAAACTTATATATTGGTTAATGTTTAATAAAATATATTTTGAATATCCACCTAAATTTTCTAGTGTTGATGTATCTAAAGAAACACATGATAAAATTAAATTAAATAAAAAATGTGACGATGATGACGATGATGACGATGATGATGATGACGATGATGATGACGACGATGATGACGATTATTTTACTGATGTAATTAAAAATGAAGATATTTCTCTAGATATTGATAGTGAGTTTAAAATGGGAAAGATTAATTCTGACATTAATGATTATTTTCGTAAAAAATATGAAGAAGTAGATTTTCGTGAATATATAAAATGTTTATATTTTATACGTCAACACGCGAGCGAGATTACAAAGTGGAGTACAATTTATCCTAATTGTCATCTTTCAGATGAAAAAATTTATGAAAGAGTTTTATTGTTAAAAGAAGCATTAGTTTCTGGAAATAAACCAACTATTGAGTATTTAAAATGTTTATCTTCAGATGATAATGCCCGACAATTACATGTTATTATGTGGATAGTTTATATATCAACAAATCATGAATTATATTGTAGTAATACTTTTTCAAAAATTCCAAACAACTGGAAAGATAATAAAGGATATACAGACTTCTTTAAAAATTTAGTAGATTTATTTGTAGAACAAGAATTAGTAAAACCTCTTTTGTGTTTGGCAATTTCAGGTGAAAGACAACGTGATGTATGTCATCATCATAATAATCCTAACATCGATTATTATAATCATCGTGATTACCATAATGTTGTTAATGAAAATTTTGAAGTAGTTCAAATGATAGTTCCATATCATATTAATGCTAGAGATACTATAATTTATAATAATAAAGATAATAAATGGACCGCATTTGACTATTGGAAGGGTTATGATAATAAATTATTTTATAAGCACTTTATTTCAACAAATGATGATGAAATGTATGAAGAATTTGATAAAAATATACAAATTGGTGAATATTTAGAAGATATATAAAATAATAAATAAAACTAAATTAAACTATAAAAAGTAAATCATATCAATACCAATATCAATACCAATATCAATACCAATATCAATACCAATACTAATATTTAAAAACTAAAATAGTATCTATTAAAATAATATCTAAAGCCAATGATAATAATAAATAATAATACTAACCAATAATATGTTTTAATGTATTTTTGTTCTTCGTATTTTTTTTTAATTGCGATATTATCTACAGTAGCAAAAGGTGATAGTGGATTTAAATTAGCATAAATATCCATTACTTCAGGAATACTAAGAATAGGTTTTCCTAAACTAGCATTTACAAAATTATGAACTTGTATAACCCATTTAACTAGTGTATCTCGTGAATCTAAATGAGGGGTTAATGGGTATTTATTTATGTGTGTGCGATAATGTTTTCTACACGTTTCACAAGGTATAATGTCTTTTAAACTAGTGTAAAAATCGTGATAAACACGTTTGTCATATTCGGTAGGTCTTATTGGATAATCAAAAGATATAATATGTAATATATACCAAAAATGAGGTCCCCATATATCAGGTTTCATTATAAAATTATATTAATTATATATTATTATGATAGTTATATTATATATATAAATTAATTCAATATATTATAATTATATATATTTATAGAATATAAAAAATTAAAAATATAAAAAATATAAAAATAATAAAAAAATTTAAAATATTATATAAAAATATTTAGTTTTAACCAAGTTGTATCATAGGTGTGAATGTACTATCAATAATTTTATTTTTTTTATTTTTTTTAAATATATCATTTTCATGATTATCTCCAATAAGTCCTGTTTGGTTCATAGGTGATATATAAAGATTATTACCTAATAATGTATTTTTAGCAATAAAATCATTTAAATTTCCAGTATTATTACTACCTTTTAACATCATACCAATATTATAATCATTAGTATTATTATTTAATGGTTCTTGGGTTATTTTTGGTATTGTGGTAGTGGCTACTACACTTTTTGTGGTTGTAGGTGGTGGCATTGTGGTTGTAGGTGGTGGCATTGTGGTTGTAGGTGGTGGCATTGTGGTTGTAGGTGGTGGCATTGTGGTTGTA